TCTTTTTGTAAATCTTCTTTTTTATTAAACATTACTTCGCCGTTGGTGCTACTTAATACAAAACGATTATTTTCTTTTTTATGTAAAGTAGCAATCTTATTTCCATCTTTTTCTACTATCCAAAATTTGCCATCTACGATTGGCTTTGCGTGTATCTCTGTCATAGTTATTACCTCACAATTATCTGTCTTATTAGGACATGTTTCTTTATATTCACATTCTGAAACTAACATTAGTCTGCTTCTCCGCCTTCACTATCAGGCTTAGGATTATCTACACTCCACGGCCAGCTTGTATTGGGATCAGGCCTGGGTTTTAGTTTAACGTTTTCTTCAACTACTGTTCCGTCTTCATCGCATAGACTAATTTGATACGGAGCGTCAATGGTCAGATAATCGTCTTCAACTTGCCAATCATGTTCGCCGTCAAATAACCAACCTGCTCCGCCTTCGTGATATGATGTTTCAAACGCTTCTTTTTGTTCGTCTGTGAAATCATCGCTGTATTCAAAGTAGCAGGCAACGCCATCTTCAAGTTCTGAGCCCCAACCGCAATCGTTTTTACAATATGCTTGAGTATCACCCTCATACGGCAAGTTACAATCCATGTCTGCTTCGATAAAGCCTTGTCCCCAGCGATAGTGATCTTCAATATTAACCCAACTAGTAGAACCGTCAGAATTGTCTCGGAACAGTTCTATGTGCCAGCAGATGCTTTTCTTATGAANGGGTTTGATTAGATATACATTAGCCACGTTTGAAAAGTCCTTTAATAAATTCTTTTAAGTTATAAAATCTAAAATGATAATCTGTTAACATAGGCATGCGATGCGGGCAACGTCCTTGCCTATAATCACAGTTTGTTTTGATTTCTTCGCCACAAGTGTCACACCTCATTTACGCTTTCCTCAAATAAACCAATGGCCGCTTTTGTATGCGGATATTTTGCTTGAAACGGTTCTGCGTAAGATTGGATATTATCAGCAATCTTTTTCATATCCCAAGCATTACAAAATTTTAACATTCTAATACCTACTTGATCTACAGTTTTAGGAATCGCATTTGTTGCGATTGTTTCACGAATACATTGTTTAATATCGTCAGGCTGTGCTGTTAGGTCGCATAAGTGTACATTACGCAAGTAATCGTCTAGTACTCTGTGTTCTTGCCCATTGTGGTCAACCCATCTCTGCAACATGAGATTGTTCCACGAAAATCCTTTGCTGTTACGATCTTCGAACGCTTCAGTAAGACCAACTTTGTTTTTAGAACCTTTAGTACGCACACCTGGATACGCCGAGAAGACATTATCACTGGTATCACCACGCATACATTTTTCGAATAAGAGCCATTCTGGGTCTGGAACTGCTTTATCCTCCCCGGTCTTTTTATCTTTAACACGTTTGCCTTTGGCATCAAAAATTCCTTCGTATGTAATATGATGTTCTTGGACACCGTTATACTGACTTACATTAGGAGCAATAAGTTGTGCGAAGTCGCCATCTGTTGAAATAATAACGTGTTTAGCATCTGGGTGTGTTTGTACAAACCCTGCTATTAAGTCATCTGCTTCCAATCTAGGATGCTGTAATATTGTACAATTTGTCTTCTCTGTAACAAACTTCTTAAACTCGTCAAATGCTTCCCAGAACAATTTGTCTTCATCCTGTTCTCGTTGTGTCATAGCCGCACGAGTTTCTTGTCTGTTAGCTTTATAAGGCTTATAAAAATCCTTACGCCATGAGCGACCCTCGAGGCAGAACACAACATGTTTACCTTCAAAGTCTTGCCATGCTTTCTTGATACTGTTAAATGTAATGTGGAATGCCATGCCAAGTTTAATCTCAGCCGCACCTTGAACAACGTGTCTAGCACGAAAGAATGTATTAGCTGTATCAACTAAAATGTAAGTCATTTATAATATTCCATGTCTGCCGCAAATACAAACCGGTAATCATCAGAGTCTGATATCCCGGGCCTATGCCATAGTTTACTAGGATATATGATCCAAGTCAATTCTTTTGGTGTTACAAACGTGGTGTCATCGAAATTTGGATAGGCTAACGCAAATTCTGTTCCTGCTGTATTATAATTAGTGACATCTTTTGGAATATGAACATAAAATATACCGCTGACAGTATCGGTAGTTCCATTGTTATCGCTAACATGATGATTATGCCATAAGTTGCTTTTATCTTCGTCTGCTTGCCCTTGTTGGTTAGTCATAAACACCCAGCTCATTATGTTCTTAATGCGTACTTCTCTTCCAAGGAACATAAAACAACTATAGATAAAACTTTGTCTCATTTTAAGGAATACTGGCTCGGGGCGAGCAAATAAATTTTCCATAGTTTGATACTTAGGACTATTTTTAAAATAGTTTCCTGAATCGATAATTTCTTTAGCAACAGTTTTTAATTGGTTTGCATCGTCTTGTTTAATAAGTGACGACCAATCGTATTTGTCAATGTATTCATTTGAGTCGACAATTTTCATTCTACTTGTGCTCTGCCGTTAGGTAATCGACTTACGTTAATGTAACCGGCACCTCTGGATGAATCTAATCCGTCTTCGGTTAGCATGTTTCTCGCCAAATCACGGAACCATCGATCTACAATTTCTTCTTCAGGATCTTCATCGAATCCGTAACCTGCTTGTTTTAATTGTGAGACAAATTCGTTATTCCAATCAAGTTCAAAAAAACCATTTCTAATGTTATCTTTGTTAACATGTGTTTGAAGAACATCGACCCATGGTTCTCCTCGAGCGGTTGCTCTTTCTTTAGGAGTTAGTTTAGCTTGTTCTTCTTCTTGTTTAGCTTTGGCAGTTTCTAATTGTGCTTGCTCTTTTTCAGCAAGCAATTTATCAATGCCAAACAGTTTTCTAATAAATTGTTTCATTATGTACCCCACTCATTTTTAAATAACGGCACTTGTAAACGGTCACTATAACGTAGTCCGTTTTTCATAGCCAACAATGCTACATTTTTATTATTCATTGCGTAGACACTTTCTACACCACCCACTGGCATTAGATATACGTGTCCTTTAAACCCTGCTGTACGATAAGCGGCAATAGCACACTCTGCGTCAGCAAAGTCTTGTTCTGTAGCAATAACAAACTTCAAGTATGCTGTGCCAACTTCTTCGTACTCGCAAACTACTTCTGGAAGGATTGCCTCCTCCCACTTTTCGCCACTGCATGGAAGTTTAGCACTTACACTAAATGTAAGTTCTCTACCCACTACACTATTCCATTTAGCTAGGAAGCCTTTAAACTCTGGTGTAAGACGTTGAGTACCATTTGTTTCAAATGTGATCTCTTTTAAGTCGCGCATCTTAGTATTATTAATTAAGTCTGGATAAGCACGTTGCCAACCTAGTAAAGGCTCACCGCCTGTAATAACCAAGTGTTCATCTTTCCAATGATCTTGCGGAAGAATTTCCATAATACGATCAGCAATAGCTTCACTAGTAAGCATTGGACTTAGATCCTTAAACGCAGGATGCCAACTAGCATAACTGTCGCACCCTGTACTTACCAACGGAAGCTCTTCATATTTTTGAAAAGACTCAATGTTTGCGTGGGTGTAAGCAATGTCATCTGCTTCAATACTAATTGTATCGCGTGGCATACCAAACCCAGCACATTTGAAGTTACAACCAAATGTCCGTAGAAACACAGACGGGACGCCCATGTAGCGTCCTTCACCTTGGATACTGTAAAACAGTTCCGCTATTTTAATTTTACTCATCTTCATCTCTTTCTAAAAACTGACTTACTTGATGCTCCGCATCTTGAATTGATTCCGCCCATACCGTAAAAGTAGCAACACCTTTACTAGCATACAGATCAAACGGTACTGTACCTTGTGGTAACCAATTCTCGCCTACTTCACGTTTAATTTCAAACTTATTTAGGTCAGTAGTTTTCATACGATAGATAAGTTCGTCTGTTAGTTGTTTTGCAGTGTTCATATACAATCCTGTTCATTTGCCATTTTTTTTACTATAGCACGTTCTTCTTTGTTTTGTCTATTATTACGAAAGACTTCGACATCGTGTATGGCGCTTTTCAATGTTTCTGCGTAGTTAAGTGCCTGTTGTCGATTCAAATGAACACTTGACTCTGTATCAACATATCCTTTAGTTAACAATGTCCAAATATGATACCAGCGTGTCTTAGACCAATAGTTTGTTTTGCCCGTAGTATAAATGGTTACAATGATATCGCAATCGTCTGCTTCGACCCACATGTTATGATTGTGATTTTCATCACCGCAGTTACAAGCAATTCGATAAACTCGACTATCTCCCCAGTCGTTTGTTTTCATTATACCTTCAGCAGGCGGTTGTGTAACTATCATCTTGAATATTCCTGCTGTAGTTTAATGTTGTCAAAAAACTCTTTCTTTGTACCATGGTCATCTTTAAACGCACCTTTTAACACAGTAGTCTGTGTTAATGAACTATGAGCCATAATGCCTCTATTCTCACAACAACCATGTGTTGCTTGAATGTATACACCTAAGTCTGTTGCTCCTGTAGCTTTTTGGATTTCCCTAGCAATGTCATTGCAAAGTTCCTCCTGGAGAGTACCTCGACGGGCACACCACTGAGCGATCCTTGTATACTTGCTAAGTCCGATGAGTTTCTGAGCCGCAATAATACCAATATAAGCAACGCCAGCAACGGGTTGGTGATGATGGCTACACATACTGCGAAGCTCGCTACGAACAACCAACATACCTTCGTAACGGTCCTCTGTATCATTTGGGAACGCTGTTGCGTCTGGTGCTTGTTCATATCTACCTGCCATTATTTCATTAAAGTACATCTTGGCAAGTCTACGTGCTGTGCCTTGACTATTAGGATCATTTTCACGATCAATAAGTAATCGATCTAGTACAGTTTCAAATGCTTCTGTTGCTTCATCGATTAGTTTTTCTTTATCGCCTTCGTGCAAGAAGTCGCTAATATTATCGCCAGCCCAAAACCGTTTACCTTCACGTTTCATTTTAAAGCGAAGATGATCGCCTAGGTATGCTTCTTGATATCCGCCATCACCTGCCATTGCGTCAAGTGCTGTTTCTTTTTTAATATATACGGGCTTGCCTAATGGCTCGTATTTGTCCTCAATAAACTCTCGAGGGTCAGGAGCGTTCATTGTCGGATCTGGTTTAAATTCGTTTGTCATTAATTTTCCTATGTTAAGGCAGAGGTATTGCCATATGTTTATTATACACTCTTATTTAGGTTTTTGTATATCGTTTTGAATATTTTTTATTCTAGCTTGCCTACACGCTTCGCGCATTTCATTTGTGAAATCTGGACTAATTTCGGAAAGTCCGCAATTAATCCAAACACCGTCTGATTTTTTAGGTAGTACTAAAAATAATATAGGTACTACTATTAGAAATACAATGATAGCTACTGCTATTTTTATAGTCTCTCGGAAAGAAGTATTCGGCATAGATCAGCATCCTTTTGATTTTTAAAATTAAAACTCATATAATCGTGATCGGGTTTTGATTCATACCTATCACCCGGCAAGCCAAATACTTCTAATACCATAGCACAAGTTTCGTTCCACCAGAATCCATTCTGGTTATCCCATACTACTGTAACAGTATTATTGTCTTTGTTCACGCTTTAACATTTCCAGTTCGTCTTCCAAGTACGATTTATACTCCATTAGTACTTCATACTTTCGACCAGATTGATCAACTAAGTCTTGCTTAATTTTTTCAATGCGCTCTTTAAGATCTTCGATAGTTAACTCACTCATTTTTTAGATCCAAAGCGTAAACCGGTTAAACTGCCAAAAATTAAGAAGTAGGCGGCCCAAGTTTGCCACGTATATGGAATTGCTAACACTGGGAATAGTGTATTAAGCGACCAGATACCAAGTAATGGCCCAAATACAATTACTAACAATATCAACGTAATTCCAAAAATAAGTTTAATTAATGATGTCATCATTTCCAAAAATCCTCCCAAGGATAAACTAACCAACAATCTTCTTCTGCTTTGTTAACTTCCCATACTGAATAGTCAACATCTTCCTTGCTACTTAGATTGTTAGTAAGTGTAGCAAAGCGTACATTCTGTCCCCATACATGCTCCCAGCGAGCATCGTTAGGCAAACAACTAGATTGCCAGTCCTGCTTAATCCAAGAAATAGTAGAACCTTGATCATTGATGTCATCAACAATGAGGATATTTTGACAAAGCGGGTCGCCTAGTTCAGATGCGTTATAGCCAAAGGCATCTTCAGACATACCGCAGTTGCTTACACAATCTCCGCCGTCTCGTAAACTTACGTCTAATGACTTCATAGGAACTTCTAAATATTGACTTAGCAATACTGCTGGAACAAGCCCACCACGAGTAATACCTACAATATAATTAGGTCGCCAGTTGCTATTATTAATCTGTCGAGCAATATCTAAACAGGCACCTTCTATCTGTTGCCATGTATAATAAATCTTTTTCATTGTAATGACGGCCCTGTAAACTGTTTAACTTGGTCTCGACTTGCTGAAATATTATCGACCATTGCATTGTATTCTTCGTCATTCATAGCAGTTTTGTAAATGCTAAGTGCCTGGGCCATCATGATAGCGGCAACCGACAATGTATTACTGTCAGCAATCATACTAACAGTAAAATCGAGATATTTGTCGTATAACTCTTGTAATTGATCATCAGTCATTATAAAGTTAATCCGTGCGCCAGTGTTTGTAACTCATCTTTAGTCATAAAGAAATTGTATGTTTGACTATCGATTACTTTACCGTCTTTCAAACTTTCTTGAATAATATCAAGACTAAACAGTCCCTTAGGATTAATCACTTCGTGTTTTGTTACACGTACACGAAAACCTTCGCTTTCTTTAATAGTCATTTCTCTGCGAGTATGCGCAACTGATTCATGTAGTTCCATTTTCTTCTCCTTTAATTGCTTCAAATGTTCTATACTTACCCAACGCCGCAATGTATTCATCATACAGTTTCTTTAGCTTTGGATGTTTAGCTTCTAGTTTAACATCTCTTTCGGGAATAGTCAATACTCGTTCGATTGTCTTTAACCGTTCTTCTAAGTCAACACCGTTAATGATCATTCGACCTTTAACTTCTAAACTAGCAGGATCTTGTTTAACAATCATTACGTTGTCATTTGAATTTGCCCAATTTGTTCCGTTAGTAGCACTTGTTAAAAACTGGCCAGCGGTACTGTTNGTTGTGTAAACTTGCCCAATAGTTAACGGAGCAGTAGAAATAGTAGGCACAGCACCATATCCAGGGCCAATATTGTTAACTGTTTTTACGTTCTTCAAGATAGTTGTCATTATGAATCCATTTATTATCAACAAGGAATCCCCATTCTCTTGTTTGTGGCCCGGGCATAAACAAGGTCCAGGGCGTAACACCTTCTTTTAATTCAATACGGTGATAGCTGTTAGCACTACAAAATCTAAAATGTCCAGGCCCACGCCATTTACGTACTTCACAATTACCACTAAGTACCCATTCGTAGTAACCACCTGCTAGTATTAGTGTAAAGTACGGCCACGGATGATCATGTACATCTCCGGGATCGCCTTTATGAAACTTGTGTAAGAATATGTTGAATGGAAATGTCTTACGATCTTTTAAAAACAAATAGTAACGAGTTAGCAATGGCTCGTTACATTGTCGATCCATAATAATGCGTTTGCGATCATGACGCTCTAACCAGTTAAGGCTTAGGTCTTTTATCTTTTGGAGTATCATAATCATCTCTTACTAGTTTATAAGTTGTAACAAATTTTTCGTAGGCTATTTTCAAACCGGGATATTCTTCGCACATTTTTTTAACTCTTTCAAGATCCGGAAGACAGTTAACAAACTCTTCGTTTAAATTCCAATTAAAGGTGCTAATATTCTGTGCGGTAATACCGGCAAACCCTCCAGATCCTGCTCCACCAATCGTATAACTGGTGCCGCTAGCACCTGCTCCGGAAATAGTAATAGTTCCTGTACTGCCGCCAACGCCAGCGCCGGTATAATAGTAACTACTACCAGTACCGCTAGTTAGTGTAATTGTATCAGATAAAATAGTATCAACATCTTGTGCTATTATTCCAATATCACTTGATATTGTCAAGCAATCCAGTTGCGCTGAAGAAATTGTCATGTAAATCCTTTGCTTGTTTGTGTATACTTGGTATCCGGGTAGAGTAATGATCCATATGTTGCATGATAGCAAAACACAGGTTATTACGATATTTTAGATAAGAGTCAAAACTCTCAGTCCACTCGCTAGGGTATTTGAAAGTATCGTAATACATTTCAGAGTAACTAAGTCTATC